ACTAACTTTTAAATCAATGCTAGTTAACAAAGCCGTTTGAGATGCTTGATTTAATTCAACATCATCTAAATCAGTGTCGATGTTGCTTAAAGAAGTATTGCCTACATCTTGCTTAGCTTCTGTTGCTAAACCTGCAAGACCTAATGCAGCTAAAAAAGTAGCTTGAAAATCAGCTTGCGTAGTTGCTGATTGCATCGCAGCTTCTACCGCTGCTTGAACTTGTGCTTCAGTTAAGTTAGGAAGGTTTTGTTGTTGAGCAATCAAAGCAGCTTCAACGCCTGCTTGAACATCAGCGACAGTTAATCCACCACCACCACCGCCAACCATCGTAACTCTGACGGCTGTGTCGCCAGCAACGTCGACAAATTTGTCGAATTCTCTCGTGTTTCTATTGTCTGACATAACCATCTTGATCGTCTCCTATAAATTAATTTCAAAAGATAACGCGCAAAAAATATTCTTGCGCGCTAAATTTAAAATCAATTACATTCCGATTTCAATGATCCAAGGAGATTCAGTAGGTCCTACTCCGCACTCACCGGTTTGAAGAGCACCAATGTAGTAACAAAGATCCATCTCTGTGCGATAACCGCGAGTACCTAAACCAGCTTCAGGAAGTTGTCGGTAGTTAAGTTGTTGAACATAACCAAGACCGATTGCTTCTGTAGAATAAGCAAATGCTTTTCCTTCGAGCAATGGATTCTGAGATACAACAACTTGGAATCCTAAAAGTGATTTAACACTTCCAGTTTGCATCACTAGATTTGAAAACATGCTAGAACTGTTGATGTCAGCAAGATTTAAAAGTGCTTCTTCCTGATCACAACCAACTAAAAGAATTAATTTAGAAGGATCAGCGAAACAACAATTAAGTTCTGTTTTTGCTTTAGCAATATTTGCAGCGGTTAAACCACCTGTAATAGTTGGAGCAGGCGAAGCAGCGTCCAAGATGTTGATGATTTCAGTGTCAATCGAACGACCCATTGCAGAGGCATATCGTTGGAAAAATGTTGCAGCTACTTTTGAAATTACAGTGTCACAACAATCATCTAGCATAAAAGAACCATAAGCATTCTTTTTAACTAAATCATCCGTACCTACTGCGATAGTGTTAGCTTCTCCTTTAGTTCCGCACGCACGAGTAGTAACTTGTGCAACTCCGAATTTTTTAACTTTCAAAATCTCCGAGGTTTGTCCAACAGTGAAAGCATCCATGTTAGTAACATAGTTAGCAAGAATAGCGTTAGCAGCTAATTCTCGATTCGCTAATTCTAAAACTAAACTTGGATCAATAAACGCGGCAATTTCCGCTTTGCTTGTGATAATATCAGCCATAAATAAACTTCTCCCTTAAAATAATTTCTTGCCATAGACTCGCTCTTTAAGCTCGTCGGTTGACATTTGTTTAATATCTTTAGTCGGTGGAGCTTTAGCAGATGGTGCTTGATCATGTGGAGCTTGTTTACTCGTTTGAAATAAATATGACTTATTCTTTTGTAAGTCACCGATCACTTCGGCGAGAGTTTCTGGTTCGATCTCAAATTCTTCATTGATCTTAATTGCGTCCACATTTGAAATGCGATAAGCGGTATCGGGATCAATACAACCAACTGATTTTAATTCACTCATGAATTTTGACTTTAAAGTCTTGTCCATAAATGTCTTAGCTTTGTTCTTGAATTGTTCGACTTCAGTTTTTAATTTAGTCTCAAGGTTCTTGATGTATTCATCCTTGCGACCTTCCGTGAGCAGCTTCTGACTTTCGATCTCTTCAAGCTTTTCTTTCAAAGCCTTATTCTCAGCTTGGGTGTTTTTTAATTGAGATAGAACTCTTTTGTTCCACTCTTTCGAGTCACCTTTGCTAGTCTCATCGACTTCCGCACCGCTAGTGCTTTGGTCTACGCTCTCACTAAGAGTGTTTTGACTTTCATTCATAATATTATCCCTCATCTTTTTTTTTGTCAAACGGCCTATTTTTTTCTGAACTGAGACAGCCGTCTTCTCAGTGCATTCCTCGCCAAAATAGTTACGCGAGAGTAAAATTTTTTATCTGGATTTAAAACTAAAACAGATCTTCCGAACTCTTTTTGTTTCTTATAAATTTCATCGTTTGAAATTCTTTTTCCTTCATTTTTTCCATCTTTACTTTTATATGGTTCATGAACACCGTCAAAAAATAATGAGAAAGATGCAAGACGTTCATTAATTTTTGCACTTAAAGAATCTAAGAATTGTCCTGTAAAAGTTAAGTTAGACTTTGACGCTTCAAAAGAACCATGTGTTTTATTTTTACCGTTGCTAGATAACTCTTTTCTTTTCTCGATTGTGAATCTGTTTAGCTTTTTAATTTGAGATCCATCAGGCATTTTTCTTAGCCTTGTTCTTAATTTAATTGAATCAATAGCAACTAGAGACGCTTCTTCAAGAAGTTCTTTATCATTAAAAACTTCTCTTGCTATCTTTTGGAATCTCTCTTTTGTACCTAATAATTGCTTTGCATTTATTTTTACTTTTATCATTTAAAATCCAAAAAGTTTTTGAAGCTTTTCTAAAATTTTATTATCGTTTTTATTCTGAATACTTTCTTGTGGTGTGCGATAACTTTTATTTATTTCTTTTATTTCTTTTTTAGTAATTCCAAAGAATTCACGGACGGGTGCGCTCTTAATAGTTGGATGACCTTTAAATGCAGTCATATGAGCGTAAGCCTTCTTACTGTTGAACCCATCATCCCAGCCTATCTTGACGATGCTTCCATCTTGCTCGATGACGTCAATTGTATCCATCATCTCGCTTGTTAGCCTCATGTTTACTTCGCTTCTACCTTTAGATGCAGCCTTAAAGATCTCTGACTGAGTGTAACTTTCAGAATATTTTTTAAGCCTGTCACCGTTCACGTCTTTAAATTTATCTGTTCGTTCTTTGATGATATCAATCATCGACTGTGCATAAGCAAGCACTAGAGCATCGTTATCACTTACGTCGAAGCCTAACTCTTTAGACACGTCAACTTGTAAGCTAACCTCTTCTTCAGTTAGATTGATCGGTAACTTTTCCAGAGATACCCCCCGTCACTAACTTAGATTCTTGCTCCATTTTAATTCGCTCATACATTTCTGAATGCTCGCCGAAAACAATTTTAGCAGCATCAACTATAGTAATTAATCCAAGTTCTAACATTTGTTTTACATTAGCGATCTTCTCAGCGTCGCTCTGAATTGCTTCTGGGCCTTTGAATGTGATTCCGAAATTAGCTGAATCAATTGTAGCGTCTGACCAATACTTTTTATCAAGAACATCTGAATTCGAATAAACTTTTAACCAAGCTTTTACGATGTTAAATAACTTTTGCTCAACGCTTTTATATACAGCGAAGTCAGCTTGAGCTTCTTCAAAGCGTTCAATCATAGCCAAGAATCTCTCTGTGCCTGATGAATAGCTCTTATCTGTAGATAATGAAGAAGAAATCAAACTCGTCGGTAATCCTTGCGAAGAAATAAAGTTACTCAAAATTGATTCGTTGTTTTTGATTGTTCCTTCTAGATTAGCATTAGGAGAAACGAATCCGAACTCAACCTGTTGCTGAGTGTTTGGATCATAAAGTAATCTTAAAATACGATAAGGACCTACGACGATTTCTTTAGGTAATAAATCTTCAGGACCTTTAATCCACGCTTGAGCATAGCCAGAGATACGAGAGATATTTGCAGCATCGGTCAACATCACATTGTATTGAATTGTGAAATCAGAAATAGAGCAGCCTTTTCTAACGAAGAATTCAAAGTCTTTGTCATTCGCAATGTCAACAAAAGGAAGCACGCCGCAAGCGTTTTCAATATTGTCCTCGACGATGTCACCGTAACCATTTGTCACAAAGTTGTACGAATCACTCCACCAAACGTATCGCATGTTTTTCTTTTTGAAGTCTTCAGTGTCGGCAATAATTTGATTCTTTCCATCAGAAGTTAGCGGCTTTTGATATTGGCTAACAATATATGCTAACGCAACTTCTGGATTAACTGGGTGTGGTATCACGTCATAGTGATGACCGAAAAGTACTCGAGCTTGAATTTTACCCATCAACGGTACAAGTTGAATGCAACACTGCTTTTGTAGTTTAAAATATTTGTTAGACTTTTGCATTTTAGAATCGAAGTCAATGTCTTCATAAACGCTTTTGATAGCTTCGATGTTTCGATCACTTGTATCAGTAAAGTGTCGCTCAGGTTCTCGCGAGTAAACAGTAGCTTGATAGTTCACGATTGTTTTTGCTAAATTCACGCACGAAACAAGTGGCGTGCTGTTAGCTGAACATTCACTCATCTGAGCAGCTAATGATCTCTTAACGAATGGAGCAATGTTATCGTTGTAAATCTCGTACTGCTTGAAGCTCTCGTATTTTCTAGCTTTATTTTCAGCTCCTTCAATTTCTTCAATTGCTTCTTTTCTAAATTCTTTATTTAAAAGAACATCTTCATATTTAATTTTATCTTCTGTAATAAGCATCTGGATTGCCCTTTTGTTTTGCGTTATCTATCCAACAAATATAATAACCAAGCGCGGTAGTTATATGCTGGTAATCTTTTGAGTCATCTTCTACCATTTCAGCACCTTTCTTAAATGAAGTCAAAAACATGCCTTTGTTTAGTGTCTTTGCTTTTTGATAAACAAATAATCTCGATTCGCCTTTGTCATTCAAGCAATAAGCATTTACTTTTTGATGCCTCATCCTGATTGGCGGATTAGTCGTCGGTACCTTCATTTTTAAAATCAATTTGCTTCCGTCTTTTCTCACGTAATTGCTTAAAAATTTTCTTATTATGTCATAATCTGAAAACAAACTCTTTGATGAGCTTGCCGCACCTGTAGCGTCACCAAAAACATTTATTACATTTGAATAGTTGTCTAACAATCCTCTCGCTGCTATGTCTTCAAGCAATGATGCCGTGTTAGCTCCGTGAACTACCGCTTCATCAAATGCATGGATAGTATCTTTCGATGAATCGTACTGGCAAATAGCAGCCGACATAGGTTTCCCTAATGCAATGTTAAAGTCAAAAGTTATATCAATTGGTAAACTTTTATTAACTTCGTAATCTTTTTTTAAGAAGTTAACCTCTTCTTTGTATGCGTAGTAAATAACTTCACTTTGAATCTCTAACCATTCACCGTCAAGAAACCTGCGAGCTGATCTTGGGTCAAGTTCGCTTCTCAACTTCTCATAATAAGTTGGCGGTAAAAATATATTATCTTTTGTTTTTGAATAGAAAACTTTTTTAAGTCCAGTTTTGTCTTTAAAAAAATAATCATAAGCCCAATGACGTGGGCTATCTGGATTTGTAGCAGAAATAGAGTAAGAGTTGATATAAGGATCACGACCAAGTCGTCGAATGATTTCATCATAAGCTTGCTTATCTTCGTCATTGTTCTCGGTTAACTCCTCAAAAATAGCCATGTGAATGTCATAACTTCTGACATTAGTGTAATTCTTGTCCGCCCAGTAAACCGGAAAGATTACAGATCCATTTGTAAATTTAATCCTCGCAACTGGATCGTAAACCTTTTTTACAAATCGCTCTAAGTTTTTATCTTTTATGTGTTCAGATATTTTTTTAAATATCGTTTGCTTTAAATGTGGAAGAGCCTTTCTACAAATAGCAATCTGAGCACCTGGATTTTCAAGCGCAAACTCAACCGCAAGATGAGCCATGAGTGTTGATTTAGCTGAACCGTAAGCACCGGTTAGTAATATCTCAAACACATTCGGCAGCTCTTTGATCTCTTGGACGTAGCGGTAGCACTCACCTTGCCATTTAATTTGGAAAGGATCAAATGTTGTGAATGTGACGTCTTTTCTTTTTTCTTTTATCGTAGTTTTTTCGTACACTCTTCTATAGCATTCTTAAGTGACAATAATTTTTTATAAAGTAATTTATTTTTAATTGATTTGAATTCTTTTAATCTTTCGTCAGATAAAAAATGCTCTAGCTGAATTACTCTTGATTCAAATTGCTCTAAATCTTGAGCCATTGATAAAACAAAACTAAACATTATTTCAATTTCAAATGGCTTAACTATTTTCGCGTCTACCGCTGTTAATACTACTTCTTCTTTTACAATTTCATCACTCATCTTTTTTATCCTCTTCCTTTTTTAAATGTGAACCGTCCTTGGCGTATGCTAAAACAATCGTGTTATCTTTCACCGTTGCTTCAACGTCAATATTATCACGTTGACCTAACAATTGTTTTCCAAGCCAAATCAACAAAGCAGCGTTGCCTTTTCTAGCTGCGTTTAGCTGCCAAGTTCTAAGGCTTGTTTTCATGTTTTCTTTGCCTTTTCTGATAACACCCGCATATCTTCGCTCTAAAGTGTCAACCGAGCAACCTACTTGAATAGCAATTGACTCATTTGTGCATCCAACACTTGCAAGCTTCTCGATTAAATTTGCGTCTAATTCTAATTTTGGTCTAGCCATTTAATAGCACCGCCTTTTTACCTGTGAAATCTTCCCATCTTTTAAGAATAACATCGACATATTTTGGATCTAACTCCATCATGAAACATCTTCTGTTTGTTTTTTCACAAGCTATTAACGTAGATCCAGAACCACCAAAGAAATCTAAAACATTTCCATTTTTGTTCGATCTTATTTTTATTTGATTCTCAATCATCTCAACCGGCTTCATCGTCGGATGAACCTTATTCTTCTCTCTTGAAAATTCAAGGCACTTTGAATATTCGCATTCAAATAAACCGAAGTTAAAGATTCCATTATTCGTAAAACTAATTATGTACTCAACATCAGACCTATATGTACTATTTAGTGGTATTGCGTTTGGTTTTTTCCAAAATAAAATATTTAAATAATAATTAAAATCCCTACCAAATTTCAAATATTCGAAAACAAGATCTTTATTGCAAAAAATAATTGCGTTGATTGTATTTTTTTTAAATACAGTTGGCAATACACTTAAGAAAGAACTAGGATCAAAATTGCACATAAATTCGATCTCAGAAGATTGCTTTTTAATTAGCTCTCCTATTTCTGACTTTGATGAACCTTTAGTTTCTTGGTTATACGGCGGGGCTGTAAATACTAAATCGACAACGTTTCCATTTAAAAGTTTATCCAAATTGTCAATCATAGTGCTGTCGCCACACATAACTCTATGTTCACCTAGCTGATAAATATCTCCAAGTTTTGAAGTCGGTTCTACAACTTCTGGAATAGAATCCTCGTCTTCTAAAAATTCTTTTTCAAAAACATCAAGCGTGAATCCTTTAATTCCAAGCAAATCAATGTCAAAACTCGGATCAAAGTTGCCAATCTCTGCATTGATCATTGCCATATCGATCTCGCTCCACTCTTGGAGAGCGTTGTCAGCTGTCAAATCTGCGTACTCCAAATCTTCATTGTCGTAGTGCTGAAAATTAACTGGCACTTGCTTCATGCCTAACTCTTTAGCTGCAAGCAATCTCAAGTGACCAGCCGTCATGAATCCGCTATTTCTCGATACCGTAATCACTCTTCTGAATCCGTTTGCTTTAATAACTTTTACAAGTCGCGCTAGCTGATCTTTCGTGTGCTTATTGTTATTTCTCGGATGCTCTTTTAATTCTCTAACATCAACCATCTGGTCAAACGAGCAATGTATTTTGATTTCATCGCTCATGAATTACCACCCATGAAGTTGACTTCTTTTCAAATATTTTGATGCCGTATTTTTGCCCACTCACAACCATTGGAGCGTACGCCTCAGCGAAGTCAATTGCTTCTTTTCTTGTTTCAAATTGCTTCCGCTCTTCTGCTATGACGTCTGACTGTCCACAACAACCGTGAACTAAAATCAAAATTGAATAATCGACCATAACTTTATTATGACATTTTTACTAGGACTGTCAAATTAGCTGCGAATTACTCAGAGATACCACATTTCATCGCTCTTCTGTTAAGCGTGTAAGTGTCGTCAGGAGTAAAAGACGAATACCCTACTCCATTTTTTTGTTCATTTTGTTTTCTTCGACACTCTAAATGGTAATCTCTATCATCAGCCTTGATGTATAGGCCTTGTCCGCAAATGCTACAAATATTTTCTTTCGTTTTTTTTCTTAAGTAATTCTTTTCAAGCTCTTTCAAACATTTGTCACAAGTGTCAGAGTCTTTAGGTGCATAGTCACCGCAGCAAACGCAAAACACTTTCGTGTGTTTTATTTCATCACTGCTCGTCAAAAGGTCGTCGTCTTGGGTTTTGTTGTTTGTATTTTTGAGAGAAAAATAAATAGGTATCTCTCGCTTTTGCGTATAGTTTCCACTCATATTCCCTGCTCTCAATCTTTCCTTGATCTAATAAATGACCCGCTCTTTGCCATTCGTGGTAAAGCTGTATCATATTTTCGTGAAGTGCTTGAAGTTCTTCAATTGTGATAATCATTCGATTCCTGTGTTTTCACAAAACGTTTTAAAAATAGTATTCAATTTATAAGGCACACTCTCGTAAGAAGTTGCGCTTGAGTGTGTGTATCCTTTCAAATGCGAAACCTCATGGATTAAATTTGAACAGATGTTTTTCTTACTATTAAGATTAAAGTATTTAGAATTAACATAAATAGTGCCTGTTTCATCTTTTTTAATCTTTCCTTTCACATATCCAATCACTCTTGAAAATCTCTTCCACCAAGGATTAGTATACACAATTATTCTAATGCTTATGTCTTCTTTCATTTTTAAGTACACTTGATACGACGTGTCTTTAGTTTCGAGAAAATAAACCTTCTCGTACCATTCGCTATCTAAAAATTGATTGCAAATATGTTGAATGCTATTTAAAAATAAATCAACTTTGCCGATTTCGTTTGTAAACTTTCCTAGCTTGCATTGCTCTTTTATAATTTTAATCATGAGTCGATTGTTTTTTATTTTTAAAATTCTGTCAATCTTTTTTTTCACTCACTTTACTTCGTCTTAAAACTGACGGATGATTTATTTATGAAACTAATCGACAAAACAAGAAAATTTGAAATCATTGACGAGAATTTTAACAAGATAACAATTACAATTGACGAATCAAACGAAAAAATAAATCTACCTTCACTTTTACGTTGTATTCAGATGGAAATTATTTTAACTTTGTTCAAGCATACAGACGTTAAACAAAGAGTTGCGAATGCTTTGTCAATTAACAGAACAACGTTGATTGAAAAAATGAAAGCTTTCGGAATTTTTAAACCTAAACAATATGAAACGGACGACTACAATGAATCAAGAAATTAAAAAAGAAACAAATGAAGAACATCAAAAGAAAGTTGACTACGCTCTTCGCTTTCTTCAAGAAAAAATCAAAGACATTAAATGTACTATCGCCGAAGCTTTTGAAGTCGTTGAGTGTTTTAACTTCATTTCGTCTGAAATTAAAAAGAATGAAAAGAAATAGCGGGGGCTTTCCTAGTGGACTTTAGATACTTTTTAATATACTTATATTTTGTTGCAATTAGCAGTTATCTTTTCTCTAGTTGCCTCAATGTTTCTTAGAGTAATTGCATACTTTTTAAACAAAGCATAGAAGATAGGACAATTTACAAATGGACTTTGAAACTAAAATATTGAGACGAGTTAAATAATGAAAAAACAAGAAATACTAGAAAGATTACTTTTTTCGATCTATCCACTATCAGTAATTTTTCTGTTGATTATAATTTTCATAAATAATAAATAAGTTTTTTACCTTTTTTTAAACAAAAAAAAGGAACGAACCGACACACTCCCGACTTGTTTAAAAATGGTTTTAGATAAGTCGGGTTTTTTATTTTGTAAATTATTTCACCAAATTTCGGTGCCTCCGCATACATCTCCTGAAATAGTGGCATATCCTGTAATATACGAAATCCCTTTAACAATATCATCTCCTGTAATCGTCGCATATCCTCCAGCAATCGCATATCCTGTAACCATCGCATCTCCTGTAACCGTAGAATTTCCTGTAACCATCGCATCATCACTCACTTCTGCTTTGTTATAAACGCACGCATCGTCATAAATAAAACATTCACCATCTTGACTTAGGTTATGATATCCACTTACAAAACCACCTAACAACCAGTCGCTTAATCGTCTAATTCTAAATAATCCTTTAATTGTATCATGCTCAATGTCTGTTATTTCGTACTTTTTATTATCCATTTTAAAACTCCATTTTATTTTCTTCGATCGTTGTCTTTGTTTTCTCGCCGAATCCGTTTATATATTCGATCCAGCAAAATTTCTCGCCTACTTCTACAACCGTTAGCACCTGTCCGTTGCTTATGTATTTATCGCCGTTATTTATCATACTCATTTAACTCCATTAAAAAATCGTTTGCGAATTTCTGAAAATAAAACATTTTACTATCAATTTGATCAAAAAAATAACTATAACATTCTTTTTTATTAACCTTTGTTAGTTTGTCACTAAAATAAAAATTAAAAATAAACTCTCTTTTTCCTTCTTCATTTTTTACAAATAAATTGCTATTAAATTTAGAAAAACACTTCATGTCATATGCGAGAAATGACGCTGTAATATATTCAAATGTAGTCCTTTTAATTTCAGTAATGTAAATAATGACCGCTTTGTCTGAAGATTCAAAAACCAAAAAATCACCTACTTTTAAATCATAAACTACATTATTATTTTCCATTTTTATTTTTCCTTTTTGTTATCTCTGTAAA